CCCACGGCCAACACTCTGACCTCCAACAACGCTGTGTTCGACACCAACTGGATCGCCGAGCGTGCCGTTGCCGCAGTTGAGCTGACCATCGGTGGACAGCGCATTGACAAGCACTACCAGACCTGGTGGCGCCTGTACGCCGAGGTGTTCCTGAACGAGTCCGACAAGTACGCGTGGGGCAAGATGACGACCATGGCTAACCCCCTGGTCGGCAACACCACCACCGTTCCTCTGTCCCCCTCCAAGGTGTACCTGCCTCTGCTCTTCTTCTTCAACCGTAACCCCGGTCTGTACCTGCCTCTGATTGCCCTGCAGTACCACGAGGTGCGCCTGGACTTCGACCTGACCGCCTACTACACCAGCTACTTCGGGACCACCAACGCTTTCGAGGTGTGGGCTAACTACGTGTACCTGGACACTGAGGAGCGTCGCCGCTTCGCCCAGAAGGGTCACGAGTACCTGATCGAGCAGGTGCAGCACACCGGCGGTGACCAGCTGGCTGCCACGACCACCTCCTCCGAGGGCTCAGTGCAGCTTATCCGTCTGTCCTTCAACCACCCAGTGAAGGAGCTGGTGTGGTGCTACACCAACCCCGGTGCTAGCGCGACCGCTCAGCTGAACGGCATGTGGAACTTCTGCACGTCCACTGGCAACGTGAACGTGACCTCCAACGTGCTGACCCTGCAGGCGTCCAACAACTACATCATGCCCAACGTGACCGGTGTGCCCCAGCTGATCTCCACAGCTGGTGTCATCGCAGCCAACATCGGTCTCGGCGCAGGCTCCAGCTTCACCGGCAACGCCTACTGGATCGAGCAGGGCACGCCTCTCTTCAACAGCACCGTCATCACCGGTGGTGTGGGTATCGAGGTGGGTCCTCTGCACCTGTTCAAGGTGATCCTCAACGGTCAGGACCGCTTCAAGGAGCAGTACGGCAACTACTTCAACCAGGTCCAGCCCTTCTACCACCACACCGGCACCCCCTACCCCGGTATCTACGTGTACTCCTTCGCTCTGCAGCCCGAGGAGCACCAGCCTACCGGCACTTGCAACTTCTCTCGCATTGACAATGCCCAGGTGTCGATCCAGATGAAGTCCAACAACCAGGCAACTCTGCAGAAGCTGTTCGCGGTCAACTACAACATCCTGCGTATCCAATCGGGGATGGGCGGCCTGGCCTTTAGCAATTGATCTTACCATATATTCTTGTGTGGTAGGACTTGTAAAATATCAAAACTCCAAAAATACGGGCTTCGGCCCCAGGAACGTTCAAGGTTCCTGAGGTTGAAACTTAAAGAATATCTTACTATAATGGTAAGATGGATATCCCACTCCTTAAAAAATGCTGTTGCTCTCGAGCGCCGCAGCCATTAGATCAATTTTTCGATAAAAACAACAAAGAAGTTGCCACATGCCTTAAATGTCGAATGAAGCAACGCAAGCACGACCAAACACCAGAACGTCGTGAAGCTCATAACAAACTCCAGAATGAAAAGGGTTACTATAAAGAATGGAGAGCTAAACAGCTCGAAGAACGACCAGATGAATTCAGAGAACATAATAATGAAATTAATAGGCAATGGAAGTCCGAAAACTCGGAACATATGGCAAAATGGTCCAGAACAAGTGTCAACACTAGACTCGATGCTCTGAAGCGTGCAGCCATAATCCGTGGTATAGAATGGAATTTGGAAGATGAACACGCGAAGGTGATGATGACAAGTCCATGTGTGTATTGTAAACACATTGATCTCGAAATTCGTGTGAATGGTATCGACCGCTTAGATTCAAACGTATGTTACACTGTTGAAAACTGTCGTCCGTGCTGTAAAGATTGCAACTATATGAAAGGGACATATGACCCTATAACTTTTATAAACATGGCGAAACGAATCGCTCTATGTGACGCAGAATTTCCAGAAGTTCCTGTGTGTGATGAGCACAAACGAATGAACAGAAAAAAGACTACTCCTCCTCAGCCTCAGCCTCAGCCTTCTCCTCAACCAACTCCAGTGAAATAACTGGAAACTCATACCACTGAATATCCGAGTCGAGATCAGCCATGTCACACGGAAACGAACGTAGAACCTGGAGATCGATGAACGGCTTCATATCATCGTCCGAACCTAAAAACAGGTGATCCGCGCGGATCCGTTCGGCACGTATATCAGACAACATGATGACGCTCGTCACCTTGTTGAATGCGATGCGAAACATCATATCATCGCAATCTTCGTCTTCACAGTGGTCATCCAGAAACGTATACGGGCGAAGATATGTCATGTTGTACAATTTTTTGGCTGTCGAAGCCTCCTTTTTCTTAAACACACTCTGACAAATCTCCATACCCTCCTTGTACTGGGCATCTGTCAAGTGTTCTTTGATCGAGTCGATGAAATCTGAAATATCGTGCGCTGTCATTTTCAAGCAAGCGCAAAACCTCTCTATGTCGCAGTTAGAGAAGCTATGACATTGAAGTTCAAGTCAAATGGGTCGCTCTAATCACTCAATCGCTTCAACCAAGGCTCACGATGGTATGGCTGCTCGTGGTCAACACACCACTGCGAAGAGCAAACCAGCTGAGAAGAAACTTGTGACAGCCGTCAAAAAGGTCAAAAAGACTCTTGAAGCACAGGGACACACAGTCGAGCACATTTTTAGCCTTTCATATTACGACATGAAGCAAAATGCTCATCTTCACTTGGAGACACCGGCGCCAACTGAAGATGACAAGGGTTTGACAATTCGCCCCGACGGTGGGGTTCTTCTGGTTGATGGAAAGATTGCAGGCATTTTCGAGGACAAGTACGAAGGAACGGCTGATGACGTGGGCAAGGAGGATGCCAAATGGGCTGGCGGAAGCACCATTGATCGCACGTTCAAAAACGTCAATGCATGTGAGTTGTACTGTGCAGGTACAGGTGTGTTCCCGTATGCAGTCTTTGCTCACGGTTGCAATTTCCATCCAAAGTTGCGGGTCCACAAACGTCTCGAGCAAGGAAACCGTGGATTCCCGAACCATATGGTCATCGTGACTCCCGATGATGATGGAAAAGCTGCATTTGAGCGCCTCCTCGAAACCATCACACCCGAGTCTGTGCGTCCACAGGGACCCAAAAAACTGAATATAGCATCCATCTTCATCAAGACGCACGCGGCACGCAATGATCAGCCTCACTACTGGACTCTAAAGGAACTCAAGGCTGAGTGTAAGCAACTCGGACTCAGGACGGATGGGGTCAGAAGTCAGATCCTGTCCCGTCTCCCTCCCCGGTCCATCGAGGAAACTCCAAACATCAAGATGCCCAATGGTGCGAGTGACTGGACGGTGCAAGACTATGAGAAGATGGTGATGAAGATTGTAAAATCAGTCATTCAATAAAATGTGTAATGTATGCGAGAGTGAAAGTTTTTCAGATATTGGTATAAAAAATGGTCAACACCTTTGTCACATCCGATTCTGTCATCGAATGTGCGAAAGCTCTTGATTATCGTAGACTCGGGAAACAACGCGTCGAAGCGTATCAGCTCTGGCGAGCCCTCATGGGAATGACGAAAGGGTGGACGAAACACCCAGCGACTCTCATGTGGACTGGACACACATGTTTTTTGGCTTTGTACTGTAATACTATGATTGATGAATGGGTGGCTCGTGGATACAAGAACACAATGCAGAAGTTGCCGTGCTGTAAAAACCCTCGCCCGCCGTGGTGGTGGGGCTGGGAACCACTTATGATGTCACATCGGGCATCCCTGAATAGAAAAATGCCAACGTACTATTCGTTTGACGTTGATGAATACGCACACTGGGGGTATATCTGGCCGTCAAAGGTACCCAAGGAACTTCGTACCGAATCACCACCACTTGAGAAGGTGTGTGCACCCGTGCCTATCCACAATTGACCGAAGGGCTTGTCCTAAAAAAAGATGTCATGTCCACGGGTGAGATTACTTTTCGGCAAAAAAATAAACACAAAATGGAGGCACGTATCACCGTACTCATGGCTGAGCTTTCGGCTCTCACAGGGCACATTCCGCGGTATATGATGCGGGACTTGAAGCGTCTCGGTGTGACTATGCGCGCACGCATGTACGAGCCAGTCATACGCGTGCGAGCAGTGCCGACCCATACCATGTGTACGGGCAAGACGGCAAAGGGTGCGGCGTGCAAAAACAAGGCGTGCACTGGATTTGAGATGTGCCGGATCCACTACAAGCAGAGTCAGCGTATGACATCAGAAGTTGAGGCGGTCATTCCGTGTACGGGCACGACGGCAAAGGGTGCGCCGTGCAAGTGCCCGCGGTTCCGCGGTTTCGAAGTGTGCTGGCGCCACGCCAAGAAGGAGGGTCTTCTTCCTGACGTGCCGACAGATTGTGCTATATGTATGAACGATATGGTTCCATCCGAGCGAACAAAGACCAAGTGTGATCACTATTTCCACAC